TTTATCTTTAACCAATATCCACCCGCAGGATTCACATACAAAATAGTTTTGAGGCATATAATGCGGAACGCCGCACTCAGTATTCGGACAGATAAGTGTTTTCATTACAGTTTTACAGCTTTAAAAATTTACGGGCGCTTGGCATCGTTTGAATTCAATAACCCAAACAAAAGGATTGGCGTTCCATGATTCTTGGCCCTTGATGGAAATCCAGAGTGTTCCGAATTTATTTTTAGCCGAGGTTTTTACTACCGACTGAATGGCAGTTTGCGAACCTTCCGCTTTGGCATCTTTTTCCGAAATATCTTGCAAGCGCTCTACACGCACATCCGTAATTTCTAACCATATTCTACAGGCCGCTTTAGGCATGTGGATGTCGGGTTTCCATTTGTAACCATACTTTTCTTTTGCATATTTCATCCAGTCGTCATGCATAGAAGCTTTATAAACAAACTGGGTATTGGATCTCGCACCTTCTAAAAGGTCTGGAGCATGATCCCTTAATACATATGTGAATGTTTCCCGTACCCAAATCAAATCACCAGGTTTCCCATAGGGACATTCTATGCTAAAAGATTCCAATGTGTCCAGGTCTTCAACCCAAAGTAAACCATCAGTATAACCATCAATAAACCATCTGTCTACATCATCTTCTGATTTGGCTTTATCCTCTATTTTATTAATAACATCAAGCCCCTTAGTTCGCCTTGTCTGCGTTTTATTCCCGGCAAGTATGGCCTGCACCATAGAGCTGCTAAACCGCATGGGCGTTTCTTTTACCTTACTCATTACTTCCTCCTTTCTCAGCTTTAGTTATAAAGGTCAATAGCTTTTCAGATAAGGTCCGCATATCTTCCAGGTGTTTTTCGGTGGCCTGCATTTTACCAATAAGCAGGTTTTCGTTTACCGTTGCTTTGCCGCGCATGGATGCTTCTTCCTGAATCTTACTCAGAAACATTTCAAAGAAAGGTGCAGGAAGCTCCATAAATGGTTTACGCTTAGGTTGGTTTAACAGCGTAGGATTAAACATGGTCTGTTTTAATTGCCCTTTTTCAATTGTTATATTACCAAGGGTTGAATTATGTCTTTCGGTAAGCCATATTTGTACGGTATGGCGTTCATATACATGAACAACCCGAAGTTCTATATCAGATATTTTAAAACTCATGATTGGACTCCTTTCTCATTTAATAAAATTGACTTTGAAAGTTATAGGCAAGTAGCTTCACGTGCTGGCCAAGTTTATGCCGATTACAATCCTGATGCTGAGTTTTATATTGATACCGATGTTGTAGGTAGGGACGATGTTGACTTTCTACAACTTACATTTAGGGATAATGAACTACTATCTGAAAACGAAAGGAACGAAATACTAAACTATTATAATAGTGGATATTATGAGAATGGCGAAGTAAAGAATAAATATTGGGCTAATCTTTGGAACGTTTATGGATTAGGTAACATTGGTAACTTACAAGGCGTTATCTTTGAGAATTGGAATGAGGTTGATGCAATTCCGCCTAACGCTGAATTTATATCATACGGTATGGACTGGGGTTTTACAAACGATCCAACTACTTTAATCGAATGTTACCGATACAATGGCGAACTTTACGTTAATGAGTTAATATATCAAACAGGTTTAACCAATAGCGACATAGTACTTAGAATGAATGAATTAGCTATCAATCGATATGCTGATATAATAGCGGATAGTGCTGAGCCAAAATCAATAGAAGACGTTTATCGAGGTGGGTATAAAAACATTTATCCCGCATCAAAGGGGTCGGATTCGATTCGTAATTCAATTGATACCTTGCAACAATACACAATCAATATAACTAAGTCAAGTACTAACTTAATCAAAGAATTTAGAACATGGCGGTGGGCGGTTGACAAAGAGGGCAAACAATTAGGAACGCCAATTGATAAAGACAACCATGCTATTGACGCCCTTAGATATATCGCCTTAAATAAGATTAATAAGTCATCTAAGATTGATTTATTATAAGTCCCTTTTATTAATTTTTAATACTTTAAAATAATGAGATTCGAAGACCTAACAGTTCAACAATATATTAGCCTATCTAAACTACCTAAGGACATGGAGCCATTGGATAAGATAGCTAATGAAATGTCTATTGTAACAGGCAAAGCACTTGAAGAGGTTGAACTAATGGACGTTAATTACATCATGTCCAAAATAGCATTCTTAAAAGAAATACCAACTGACTTAGACTTCAAGCGTAAATTAAGAATAGGTTTTAAGTATTACAGTCCTTCAGTTGAACTTACCAATATATCTGTTAATCAAATGGTTGACTTCTATTCTCTTTATAAGAATGAAGCACAACTTAATGAATTGTTGGCAGTTATTTACCGTCCAAGTAATGGAGCTTACCACGCGTCTAATCATTCATATGTAGCCAACAAAATGTTATCAAAAAGAATAGGGGACGTTTTAGGGGCTGTTTTTTTTTCGCTAAGATTTTACAATCAATGCGAGAAACTTATACAGGAATATTTAGCGAAGAATCAAGAGTTGTTAGCCAAGACGATGGACGAGATACAGAACGACAAAGAGTTTCAGGATTTCTTGAACAATGGGGGTGGGAGTACAACATAGACCAATGTGTACAAAATGAAAGGGTTACGTGGGAAGTAGTATACAATTGGAACTTAGTACAATTTATGAATAAGATTAGTTACTTAAAAGATAAAGGGAAATTTGAAATAGCGTTGAATGGCATTAGGTGATGAAATAGATAAAATACTTGTTGAGTTTGGGGAGTCGACTGTAAATGATGTTAGGGCTAACTTAGATGCTGCGGTGTCTTACGGTGGGCAGGCATCGAGATTAAGTGCTAAGATTAACTACATACCTCCACGTAATGTAAACGGTGCTATTGTTTTACAAGTTAGTATGCCAGAATATGGTTACATACTTGACAAAGGTAGGGGTGCGGGTAATGTAAGTAAAGAGGGAATAGCAAGCATTGAAAAGTGGATTGTAAGACGTGGATTGAAACCTAAAATGTCTGAAGCTCGAACTAAGATGTCAAAGGATAGGAAAGTTGCTAAGCCTATTAAAGCACAAAATAGAGAGAAAGCAGTTAAACAGTTTGCTTTTGCCATTGCACGTAAAATACAAAAGAAAGGACACTCACAACCTTACAAAGACCAAAAGTTAGGTTTTTGGAGTAAAGTAATAAACGATGGTCGATTAGAAGAATTGACACAAAGAATAAGTGAAGTATTAAAAACAGAAGTAATAATTGAAATAAACGATGGCATTAGTAGTTAGTCAAACCCCACAATCATATACACCCGCTTATAATGAGCAGATATTCGTTGCACTATCTAATCAGATAGCAGTTGCTGATTTCTATTACTTAGTGCAATTCCAGGTAGGTGGCTCAATCATTTACACTAAAAAGATATTACAAAGACCCGATGGCTATTGCGTTTTTGACGCTATTGAAGTTGTTAAGAATTACATTAAGCATTCATTCAATCCAACGGTTACTGATATTACTTATGCGACTGATTCTGCGGTGGCCGTTACTGTTTACATTAAAGAGTTTTATTCTGCTGCCGTTCAAAGTACTTACACTTATAACTATGTGGCATGGAATGCTTGTTTAGATTCACTTACTTTTAGCACTTACGATTATAGAGACTATGTAACTAATGGCGGTGAAATTAAATTACTTTCGCCAAATGCAACTGAATACTTAGTGCCTAATAAGGTTATTGATATTAAAGCAGATAATTGGTTACACTTTTTTAAAGATGACTTTACTTATATTGACTTTGTTTTATACAGAGCAAGCGGTGCGGTAAAAGGTAGCATAACTAAAACTATTCCAACGGGTGCTTATATTCATTACATAAATACAGGTGCTAAATTGTGGGCTGGCTCAGGTGTTACCGTTAATCCTACCGATACATTAGAGATAAACTTTGAAGGTTCAAGCGGAACGTCAACTTACACATTTACATTTAAAGACGTTTGCTCAAAATCAGTACAATACAATGTTTACTATTACAAGCGTAACGGTGGCATTGGATTTAAGACCTTTGAATTAGTTAGTCAAGAAACAATGACTAAAAAAACAAACTCAGTTAGAATGAATACCAAAACTTTAACAAGTGGTGTTTATTCAGCTCCAACTTATAAAAGAGAAAAGAATGTTGTTTCAACGGTTAGTCAAAAGTCAATTACATTAAATACTAATTGGATTACAGAGCAGCAAGCAATTGAATTAAACGAATTATTTGATAGCCCTATGGTATGGTTGCAACTTGAAACAGGAGCTTATTATCCTATTACAATAACAGATAACTCATACAAATTTAGCAAGCATGTGAATGATAAGTTGTTTAACTATTCAATAACGGCTGATTACGATAATACAGAAACACGTCAAAGGGGAATATAATGGTAAGAACAAGATTAGAAATAGCAGATACAAGCGTGCCATTTGGTGAACAGATACCCGTTAGCATTAACTTTAATATTGCGGATGTTCGTGAGCCTGACAAGTTTAAAAGTTCATGGTCAAAGACTATTAACCTACCCGAATCAAACGCTGTAAATATATTATTTGAGAATGTATTTGATGTTAATGCAGTTACTAATACATTCAATAAAAATAAAAAAACAAAAGTTAAATATTACGTTGACGATATTGTAAACTTAGAGGGCGACTTACAACTGCTTAAGATAACAATCAATGCCGATAATTTAAAGACTTACGAATGTGCAATAAAAGGTGAGGGTGCATCTTTTTTTGCCGATATTGGCGAAAAGTATATTACGGGTAATCCTGACCCGTTGGACGACTTAGACTTTTCAGCATACGACCATGTTTATAACAGAACTAATCAATTGCTTTCACGTGGTAATGCGGGATTAGGACAAAGTTATATTTACGGGCATATTGAAAATGGTAACAACGGAGGGAATGAAAAGGTGTTTAGCGTTGCTGACTTTTTACCTATGTTTCATGTTAGAGAATACGTAAAAAAGATAATTGAAAAGACGGGACGAACTTACACTTCTGGAATAATTGAAAGTGCAGAATTTAAAAAGCATGTTATTTATCCTAATCTTAGCACTATAAATTTAACTACTACTCAAGTACAAAATAAACAGTATTACGTTGGTTTAATAAGTGATTATACCTTAACCGTTTCAACGGGAGTTGACGTTGATCATACAAAAGAAACACCACCATTTTTTGACCCAAGTGGGCAATCAAATGGATGGTATTCTCAAATAGCTGCAAATGGTTATTATAATACGGTTGCTAATAATGTATATAATGTTATAATGACACATACTGATTCAACGGTTGCTTATTGTACTTTAAATTTTGAAAGTGTAATTAATATAAAGAAAAGTCCTGATGGTGGAGTATCATTTTTTTCATTAGCTGCAAATTCAAGTATATTATTTAATACAGGAACTCAGTTGACAAAAAACGTTAATTATACTTTTAACCACCAACTTGCAACTGGAGAATTGTTTTTAACTAATGGAGATAGGTTATATCACAATACTGCTTATTATAGAAGTGGATTAAGTTATTATACTTCTGCTGGTGTTGAGGTACTTACAGGAACAGGAACTTTAACAGTTAAATTAAAAAGTGGAGATAATGGTACTTCATTTTATTCATTACTAACTCAAAAATCAGTTCAGGATGGCGATACATTGTTAGCTAATTCTGCTTTGCCAGTAAAGGTTAAACAGAAAGACTTTTTAAAGTCAATCATTCAAATGTTTAATTTACAGATTGAAGTTGATAAAAATAACGCTAACAATTTAATAATTGAAACGTTTGATGTATTCCATGCTGGTGGCATATTGAATTATGAGAATAGGACTGATTTAGATAAAGAGCAAACTAATAATATCAATACTTTAGATTCTAAACGTTACATATTTAAATACAAATCAGATACTGATTATTGGAATACTTTGTTTCAAACTAATTGGAATGAGCCATTTGGAACAGAGACTATAAATGTAGAGAATGAATTTAGTGTTGCTGAAAAGGTAAGTGAGGTTATATTTTCGCCAACTCCAAATGTAGCAAACTATGCCTTAGGAATAATAGTGCCTAAAATATATAAAATTGAAAGTAATATTATTAAACCAACAACACCTAATATTAGAATACTAACGTGTGGCGGTATTAAAAATTCAATTAATAGTTACACCTATAAAGGGTTTGGATTAAGTGATTTAATTACTAAGCAATATTTATATGTAGGGCATACGGACAATCCTTTAAATCCTACCTATGATTTAAACTTCGGTTTACCTAAGGAGGTGTTTTATACTTTTATTAATACATTCTTTACTACTAATAACCTTTACAATAGGTTTCATAGAAATTACATTCTTAATATCTCAGATAGGGATGCTAAATTTATAACTAAATATTTGTGGGTAAATTCACTTGACATTAACAAGTTTAGTTTTAGGAATAGGTTATTCATTGACGGATCATATTACTCTGTTAATCGTATTGAAAACTACACGCCATTAGATGAGACTTCTACAAAGTATGAATTAGTAAAGTTAATTTATACAAAAGCATTTGTACCAAGTACATTGCCATTTATTGATAATCAAACGGGCGGGCCAACTGAAGAGGGATAATAAATTAAATTAAAAAATATGATAGAATTTGACGACAAAATAAAACAAGGATTAGCATCTATTTATCTTTTTTTTAAGATATATGAATCTAACGATATTGAATTAATTAATAAAATAAAAGACTTAAATAATGGCAGATAATAATGTGCAAGTTGGATTAACTTATAAAGTTGATGGTGTTGAAAAATCTATATCCTCTATTAAGGATTTAAAGTCGGCTATTAAGGATGCAAGGAACGAACAAGTTAAAGCTTCTGAGCAGTTTGGTGATAGTTCAAAAGAGTATATTAATGCTGCCAAACGTGTTGCAGAATTAACCGATAAAGTTAATGACTTAAGTGATTCAACAAAATCATTAGGCGGTACTGGATTAGAACGTGCATCGGCTGGTATGCAACAATTCGGCGAAGGTTTAAAAAACTTAGACTTTCAAAAAGTAAAGGTTGGATTAACTGCAATGAAGACTGCTTTTGCTGCCGTTGGTATTGGTTTGATAGTTCAATTGATTTCTTACTTAATTGAAAACTTTGATAGCTTAAGTAAAGGTAGCGGTGGGCTTGCCGTTGCTTTAAGATTTGTAGCCGATATTTTAAAAACATACATTGATTTAGTAGGTAATGTAATTAACTATTTTACCGACTTAGTTGGATTAACAAGTGAAACTCAAAGGGCTATTGAAGCACAAGGCGAAGCATTTGTTGACGCTGCTAAAAATTCAAAGGATGCAATAGCTAATCAATCAGCAGAGTACGATAATTTAATTAATGCTGCAAAAGCAAGTGGCAAGTCAACTGTTGAATTAGAAATAAAAAAACAGGAAGCTATTATTGAAACAAATAGGGCTTTATTAAGACAAGCATTAGAGTATGTAAAAGCTGGTGGCGTAGTTGACGCAGAACAAAAGAAATTAATTAACGAGCAAATTAAAGCCGTTGAAACTGCTTCTACTCAAATTGAAATAATAAAATCAAATGAAGCTAAGCGTATTCAAGATGTTAATACAAAAGCATACGAAAAGAAAAAAGCAGAGGATGAGAAATTAAAGAATGATAATTTAGCTGCTTTAAAACAATTAGAGGATGCAACAATAGCCAACGAAACAAACGAACAAACAAGAGCAATTGCAAAGGCTAATTTAGATAGAAAGCGACGTGATGAAGATATAAATAATTTAAAGGTTAATCAAGATACAAAGAATGCTTTAATTATTCAATCTGAAATAACATTAGCTAATCAATTAAAAGCTATTAATGATAAAGCAGTTGCGGATAAAAAAGTTATTGACGACAAAGCAGCTGCGGATAAATTAGCACAGGACGAAAAAAATCAAGCCTTTTTAGATGCGTATTATAAAAAAGAAAATGATTTATTTGTAGAAAATCAAGCAAAAGAAAAAGCAGCAAGGGAACAAGCAGAAGCTGAAAGGTTACAAATAGCAACGCAAGGATTACAATCAATTCAAAATGTAAGTGATATATTTTTTAGTATAAAATCGGCAAAGCTAAAAAAAGGTAGTGCTGAAGAGTTAGAACTTGCTAAAAAACAATTTAACGTTAATAAAGCCTTACAATTAGGATTAGCAGTTATTGACGGTTACAAAGCGGTTACTACTTCATTAGCATCAGCACCCGTTGCAATTGGCCCCGTACCTAATCCCGCTGGTATTGCTTCATTAGCTTTTGCAGTTACAACTTCATTAGCAAACATAGCAAAGATTGCAGCATCAAAATTTGAAGGTGGCGGTGGCGCTCCATCTACGGGTGGAAGTCCAAGTGCTGGCGGTGCATCTATTCCCGCACCTCCTACAATTAGCAATCAAAACGCAAATGTTGAAGGAACGCAATTTGACGAGAATGGAAAACGAATAGGAAGTAAAAATGATAACACAATAAACGTTATAGCAACCGTTGGAGTTGACGAAATAACCGCCAAAACAAATAGAGTTAATGTATTAGAAAAACAATCAACATTTTAAATTATGAATTATCCAGTGTATTTATTAGAATTAGACGAGAATGGCAATACTAAATACGGCTTACAAGACATAGCCTTAGTTGAAAGTCCCGCGTATCAATCTTCATTCGTAAAGTTTGAAGAGCAAAAATTTAACTTCGCAATACAAGACGAAGAGAAAAGAATTATTTTAGGTGCGGTTATGATACCCGATAAAATGATTTATCGTGAAGAAAACGGTATACCATTTTATGTAGTAGCAAGTAGGGAAACTATTTACGAAGCTTGGCAAAAGTGGTCTTCTGAAAATAGAAACCTAAACGTAAAAGCAACACACGAAACAGATACTAATGTTAGCGACGTGTTTATATTTGAATCATTTATTAAAGATGAAAATAGAGTTCAAAAAGTTAAAGGCTTTGAAGAGTCACCATATGGAACATTGTTTGTAACTATGAAAGTAAACAACCCAACTGTTTGGGAACAAGTTAAAAGCGGTGAGTTCAATGGTTTCTCATTAGAAGCATTATTTAAACTTAAGCCTATAACTACATTAAGCGACGATGAGATAAACGCTCTAATGTCAATTATAGAATAAATAGTGTCCCTTAAATTATTTAATTAATACTTTAAAATAAAAATATGAATATCAAAGAAACAATTAACAAACTTTTGCCTGAAGATATTAAGGTAAAATTGAAAGAGCATTTAGCTAAATTTAGCGACATGCCCGTTGAAAAGGTTGTTGAGCCTATCGCTCCGACTGAAGATAAAGTTAAAATGGCTACTGAAGTTAAATTAAACGATGGTACTTCATTATCTGTTGATGGCGATATTGCTATCGGTTCTATGGTTAAATTAATTACTCCAGAAGGAGAAGTTGATGCTATGGACGGTGAATACGTTGCTGAAGACGGTACATCTTACTCTGTATTAAATGGTGCAATTGCTGAAATAGCAAGCAAAGAAGAGGAAGCTACTGAAGTAGAACCAATTAGCGAAATGCCAACAATGATGGCTGAAATTGCAAGTCTTAAAACTGAATTAGCAGAATTAAAAGAAACAATTAAGTTAACATTATCAGCAGTTAATACAATCGTTGAAGCTCCAGTAGTTGAACCAATTGAAGCTAAAGTTGAATTTGCTAACATGACTGCATTTCAAAAATACAAAGCAAGTAAATAAAAATGGGAACTTATAAATTTAAAGACGGTTTTGAAGTAGTGTATTCGTCAAACTCCAAAATTAACAATGATAATTTAACGGACGAAATTGCCTTACATCTATTAGCAAAAGGCACAGTTAAAGAGTCTGACTTTGAAAATTTTAAACAAGAAACAACAAATATAAAAACAACTAAAAAAACAAAATAAAAACATGGCAATAGCTTATAACATTATCGACATCAGAGGGAAAGCATCAGAGAACGTAATCGCTGAAATCCTTTTCCAAAACAAAACAATTTCTGAAGGTTATGTAACTTTCGAAGAAGAAGTTAAAAACGAAATAGTTTTTACAGAAGGTAGTACTTCAGTATCAATGCAAGCGTATACATCAGGTGCTCCAACAAGTGCTGGAGATTTAAATACTTTTGATGTATCTATCACTCCAACTAAATACATGTACTACCAAACATTTGATCCAAACACTTTGCGTCCATCTCGTTTTAAGAGAGACATGAAGCCAGGAGCTTGGGAAGTATTAAGTTCAGAATTTGAAAGAGTTGTTATCGGTGGAATGTATGCCGATAAAATTTCTTATGACGCAGAATTTCAATATTGGTCAGGTATCACTTCAGCTCAAAAAACTACAATCGCTGGTTTAACTGCTGGAACTGCTAACACTTCAATCGGTGCTGACGAAAAAACAGTTGCTGCTGCTTTAACTGCTGGTCAATTTAACGGTGTTGTTGCATCAATGATGTACAATGCTTGGAACTCTACATTAACTGCTGGCGTTGGTACTCGTTTAAAAGTTGACGGTGTTGTAGTAACTGCTGCTAACATCCAAACTGAAACTGAGAAAGTTTATACTGCTATTCCAGCTGCTGTATTAGCTTCTGCAACTCAGCCTGTAATTTACATGCCACACGTTAACAAGCAATTCATTAACAGTAACAACAATATCGTTACTAACTTTAAATCTGCTTTTGTTGTAACTAACGGTGAATACTTCTATAACGATGTAAAAATTGTATTCGTTCCAATGCCAGCTAACACAATGATTGCCGCACCAAAAGAGCATTTATTTTGGGTAACTGATTTAACTTCTGATATCAACAAAGTTGAAATTAACAAAGTTGGATTAAACCAAGATTTAATGTTTATTAAGCACGTTGGTACAATAGCTCCTTATGTAGCTAACCAAGCGTTCAACGTTTTATACTGCGGAGCATAGTATTAAATAAAATAGGCGGGTTATTAATTTAATCCGCCTTATTATAAACATTTAAAATAAATAAAAACATGGCATGTTCATTAACACAGGGACACACTCCTAAAACGTGTAAAACAAGTGCTGGTACAAAATCTTTTTTAATTGCTGAATATGAAACAGTAACTGCTATCACTAAGACGGCTGGCGTTATTACTGCTATCACTAAGGCATCTGGAAAAAAGTTTTGGAAATACAAGCAAAAAGCAGAAGTTGCAATGTGGAAACAAACAGGAACTGGTGATGCGAAAGTAGGCACAGTTGCTTATGACGTTGAAGCTACTATTGAAATGTTAGGATTAGATCAACTTTCACAAACTGAATTAGGTTTATTAATGGCTAACACAGTTGTAATGATTGCAGAAGACAACGACGGTACTTATTGGTATTTAGGTGAAGACTTCGGAATGGATTTAGCAACTGACGGATTAGAGTCAGGAACTGCAATCGGAGACTTCAGAGGTAATAAATTATCTTTTAAAGGACGTGCATTTACTCGCGTTGCTTCAGTTGATCCAACTATCATAACTGCATTATTATCTTAATCTTTTTAATAGATTATTTGTTTAAAGAGTAGCCCCGTAAGGCTACTTTTTTATTTATATTCAAGTCCCTTTTTTACTTTTATATTACTTTAATATAATGATTTTAATAAACAAAAATAGTAGTAATGAAGTTGTTTTAACGCTAAGTGAAAAGACTTCAATAACAAGTCCTACTTATTTATTTGAGTTTACAAATGATTCAACAAAACAAACTAAGGTATTTATTAGTGCGGACTACTCTAATAATAAGGAACGTTTTAACGTATTTAATATAATTGAAACATCAACTGAAGTGCCATTAACGGGACGTGTTAGTTTAACTATTGGTGATTGGAAATATAACATTTACCAACAAGCAAGCACTACTAACTTAGTTGTAGCAAATGCAAGTGGATTAGTTGAGAATGGACGTGTTGAGGTTAAAGGAATTGAAACAGATTTAAATGAATTTACAGGCGAACAAATAACATATAAAGAATTTAATGGCTAAGAATAGTATAGAAGTAGTTAGTAACAATTTGGCATTTGTAACATTTGCTGAAGAGAAACGTCCCGAAATTAAAAAGGATTGGTCTTATGATTACATTAAGTACGGTAAAAAAAATGATTTCCCGAATGAGTTAATTCGTTATTTTGAAGAGCACGCCGAACATGGTGCAATTGTAAACGCAAAGGCACGTTATTTATTCGGCAAAGGGTTAAAGGCGGTTAATCCTGAACAAGAATTAGTAGCAAATCAATTTTTAGATTCTGCTAATCGTTATGAAACTTGGAATGATTTAGGAAAAAAGTTAGCATTAGATTGTGAATTATTTAATAGCTTTTATTTGCAAATCATAACTGATATGAGTGGCAATCCAAAAGAGTTTTTTCAATTACAATATGCTAAGTGTCGATTATCAGAATGTAAAACTAAATTATATTTTAATGAAGACTGGATTAAAAAACCATCCGATTTTAAAGTATTTGATTTATATAATAAGGGTGAGGTTGGAACATTCTTTACAACGTTTAAATATTACCAACCATCTAAAAGTAAGTGGGATTCTATTTATGCAAAAGTACCTTATAACGGTTGCTTAAGCGAAATTAAAAGTGATATTGATATTACTACCTTTAATGATAGCTATGTTAAAAAAGGATTCTCTGCGGGTACAATGGTTACTTTCTTTAATGGCGAACAGTCCCCAGAGGTTAAGCGACAAATCAAAGATAGGTTTGAACAAGGTTTATGCTCACCTGACAATGCTGGCGAAGTAGTAATTAACTTTGCGGATAAAGGCGGACAAGCTGCACAAATACAAGCGTTAAACGTTGACGACTTAGATAAGAAATTTGAATTTATATCTAAGCGTTACCAACAAAAGATTGTAACAGGCCACAATATAACTAACCCCGAATTGTTTGGTATTAAACAAGAGGGCAGTGCATTAGGTAATCGTGTTTCAATTAAGGAATCACACGAATTATTTTTAAATACATACACTAAGCCACGTCAAGAAACATTTGTTACATTCATTGAAAACATTTGTTATTCAGTAACAGGAATATGGATTGACTTTGAAATTGAACAATTAGATGCTATTGGTTACGATCTAACTAATGATGCTGACTTAACACAAGATGAGCGTAGAAAGTTAAAAGGATATGAGCCATTAGTAGCTACTAAATTAGATGCTAACGGAATTGAAATAAAAGAGGGTGCGGTTAATTCAACATTGACTAATTTAACAGGCAGACAATTTCAAGGCTTAATGAGAATAGTATCTAAATTTGATGCTGGTAAAATTAGCAAAGAAAGTGCTTTAGCTTTAATGGTAAGTGCTTTTGGTTTAACGGAAGCAGACGCTTTAACATTCTTAAATGAGAATGATGCGGTTGTTGAAAGTCAAGTTAAAATGGCTGAACAAACTAATACTATTTTAGCTAAGTTTAAAAGTTTAGCAAAATCGGATTATGTAGACTTTGAGTTATTATTTGAACATGACGCTCACAT